ACCTAATGGTGATTATAACCCTAATGTCACTGTTATGAAACCACTTACAAAAGATGATAGTGGTCAAGAGTGGGGTCATAGGTCAACCTCAATGGGTGACCAAATTTTAGTTGGTAACAAAAAATATGTTGTTGCTATGATGGGATTTGAAACATTAGAAGGAGAGAAAGTATAATGTCAAATTTAGTGAAAGTGAATGACCAACTTATGGGTCTAACAATGTCTGAACTTACACAAGTACAGAAGATGGTTCAAGAAATCAAGACTATGAAAGCGAAATCTGCAATCATAGTTGGTGGAAATGTTTTTGTTGTTCAGAAAACAAAAAAGACGCCTGGAGTGGTTGAGAAAATCAATCAGACTAGAGCAATCGTTAATATGAAGGGTAGAAGTTACAATGTACCTTTCTCAATGTTGGAGGCTGCTTAATGACAGTTAAAGCAAAAGGTAGACCATCTACTACCGTTATAGACCTAGATGGTTCTCAAGGGAACGCTTTCGTTCTCTTGGGATATGCAAACGAAACCATGAAAAAGAGTGATTTCGATAAAGAGACAAAAGATAGAATCTTGAATGAGATGAAATCTGGTGACTATATAAATCTACTGAGAACTTTTGAGAAGTATTTCGGTAGTGTATATACACTTCAAACATCTAATCCAGAATATCTGGATGCATTTATGGTAGAAAAAAGTGCTTAAGGAACTATTAACTACTTTTGTTGTGTCTGCATCAGCATCTGGTGTAGACGTAACTCCACAAAGTACAATGCAGTATCTAGACAAACAAGCGACTTGTCTTGCAAAGAATATGTACTACGAGGCTCGTAGTCAAGGACTTGCTGGACAACTTGCAGTTAGTTTGGTTGTGTTAAATCGTGTTAGAGATAAAAGATATCCTAATACAATTTGTGAAGTAGTTCACCAAGGGCCTGTTAGAGAATCTTGGAAAACTAAAGGTAAGAATGTTCCAGATAGTGAAAGAACATATTACCCAATTCGTCACCGTTGCCAATTTAGCTGGTACTGTGATGGTGCTAGCGATGAACCAAAAGAACCAACAACGTATGGTGCATTATATGATATGGCGATGGATTTAGTTTATGGTGATATTACAGTTGTTGATATAACAGAAGGTGCAACTCACTATCACGCAGATTATGTATTTCCTGCTTGGAGAAAAACCAAGACAAGGACAGTTGAAATTGAAGACCATATATTTTATAGGTGGGAAAAATGATGTTAAGAGGTTATGCAAAAAAGTATGATATCCTTAATGGGGTTGGGTATACATACCAATTCGATAATGGGTATGGTGCATCTGTGATAAAACATGATGGTTCGTATGGTGGTAAACAAGGTCTGTACGAAATTGCAGTACTTGACTCCACTGGAGATTTGTGTTATAGTACTCCTATTACTGATGATGTAATCGGTTTCGCAACTGAAGAAAAAGTATTGGATACACTACATAGGATTAAATTGTTATGAACTTTTTTTACTTAGATGAAGACCCTTGGAAATCTATCGAATACCATTGTGACAAACATATAGTCAAGATGCCTACAGAGTACAAACAAATGTTGAGTACTGCACATAGGGTTCTTGATGGTGAAATGTATATTGATAGAACTAAAAGTGGTGCAAGGATTAAACGGTGGAAACACCCAGACCGAAAGATGAACAGAGACTTATATCTTGCTGGTCATGTTAATCACCCTACTAATATTTGGTTAAGAGAATGTACAGAAAACTATATGTTAATGTTTACTTACTACAAACTCATCTGTGAGGAATATACATATAGGTATGGGAAAGAACATGGTGCAAAAGAAAATTGGTGGATATTCAGAGAACCACCAAAGAATATGCCTAGTCTTGGAAAGACAACACCAGTTCCACAAGCGATGAAACAATTTCCAGAATGTATGGTAAAAGATGATTCTATACAAGCTTATCGCAATTTTTATGTTGTTGCAAAGAAAAGTTTTGCAACTTGGAAAGAAAGAGGTAGACCGTCATGGTACGAAAACATGACCCAGAACCAGAACGATACTATGATTGGATGCTCTGGAAACTAAGGCAAGAGGATATGAAAGAACAAGATGACCCTATGGACGATATAACTTCATATAGTAAACTAAGTGGTTGGACAGAGCAACCACATTTATCTAAAGAAGAACTCTTGATGAGAGATATTGCAGAAATGCAAAAACAAAACCATACTCTAATGATTCGTGTAAAAGAACAAGCAGAAGAGATATTAAAACTAAAGAAGAAGATTGAAGATGCCAACTTATAATTTTAAAAACAATGAAACTGGTGAAGAGTTTGAAGAATTTTTTACTATTGCTGGTAGAGAAGAATATCTAAAAGATAATCCACATATTCAACAATTACCATCATTGATAACAATTAGTGGTGGAGTTGGTGGTATTAAAAATGATGGTGGTTGGGGTGATAATATGTCAAGAATTGCAGAAGCACACCCAGGCAGTCCACTTGCAAGACGTTATGGTAAGAAGTCTACAAAGGATATAAATACTAGACAAGTATTAAAGAAACATAAGATTTTGAAGGATGTGTGATGGCGAAAAAACAAGATGTTAAAATTGATGATTTGGTAACTATTAAACCAATCACAGATAATCAAAAAGTTGCCTTTGAGGCATTTAAAAAAGACAATAAAGAATTATTTCTTCACGGAGCTGCTGGAACTGGAAAGACTTTTATTTCCTTGTATCTTGCACTGGAAAAAGTATTAGACCCAACTACACCATATGATTGTGTATATCTAATTCGTAGTGCAGTACCTACAAGAGAAATCGGTTTCTTGCCAGGCGATGAAGAAGACAAAACTGCGTTATATCAAATACCATATCAAAATATGGTGCAGTTTATGTTTGAACAACCTAGTGACCAAGCATTTACAATGTTGTATGATAGATTAAAAGCACAAGGTTCAGTTATGTTTTTAACAACATCATATTTGCGAGGTATCACACTAGATAATGCAATCATCATAGTTGATGAGTGTCAGAACCTTAACTTTCATGAGTTAGATACAATTATGACTCGTGTAGGTCAAGACAGTAAGATTATTTTCTCTGGTGATTTCTTCCAATCGGATTTAGTAAAAAATTCAGACAAAGATGGTATGCCTAAGTTTATGGATATCATTGCAGAGATGGAAGAGTTCACATCAGTTGAATTTAATATCGGTGATATTGTTCGTTCTGGATTAGTTCGTAGTTATTTAATTAGTAAAACAAAAAAAGGAGTTGAGGTATAATGGCAAAAATGTTTTCCACAACTTCAGTACACGAACCAGTGAAGAAAGGAACTTCAATGGGAAAGAAACCTATAACTTCCACTATGAATAAACACAAAAGACGAAGTTATAAAAAATATAGAGGACAAGGTAAATGATAAACAGAGAATATCAACAATGTTTGGAAATGATTCTTCATCACGAAGGCGGATATGTGAATCATCCAGATGACCCAGGCGGCGAAACTAACTTAGGCGTGACTAAGAAAGTTTATGATGCATACTGTAAAAAAATGGGTTACCATATTAAATCTATGAGAGATTTGGAAGTACCAGATGTTGCACCTATCTACAAAACTGAATATTGGGATAGAGTAAAAGGTGATGACCTTCACCCAGCACTTGCACTTTGCATTTTTGATTTTGGAGTGAACGCTGGAACTGGAAGAGCTGCAAAGTTCATTCAGAAGATTGTTGGTACGGCAGTGGATGGTGGTATCGGCCCCAACTCACTTAAAAAGATTGATGCATATGTTGAAAAGCATGGTATCGCAGAAGTTGTAAAAGAATATCAATCAGCAAGACAAGAGTATTATGAGAAGTTAAAACACTTCAAAACTTTTGGTCGTGGTTGGACAAGAAGAGTTAACGAAACAACAGAAGCAGCACTAAAACTGACTTGACAAGTGTGTTAAGTTATGGTATTATGGAATAATTAAATCGTGAGGATATATTATGTTTACACACAAGCCCGTAGAGATTACAGAACTCTCTACTAAAACCGTTAATCGCAAGCGTTTCTACGAAACTCCAGATGGAAAACTATATCCATCTATCACTACCGTTTTACAAAGACGTAAAATGGAAGGTCTTATGGAGTGGAGAAAGAAAGTTGGTGATGACGTTGCAAACTATGTTGCAAGAACAGCAGCCGCAAGGGGTACGAAAGTACACCAAATGTGCGAAGACTTTCTAAACAATAATTTTGATGAAGAAGTTCACAAGAAGAACTTTCTTCCTTATACTTTGTTTGGTCAAATCAAACCAGTACTAAATGAAAAAGTAGACAACATTATGTCTCAAGAATGTGGTCTTTATTCCGATAAATATATGGTAGCAGGACGAGTCGATTGTATTGGTGAATACAATGGAATTCCTTCTATTATTGATTTCAAAACTTCTACAAGAGAACGAAATGATGATTGGAATGAATCCTACTATATTCAAGCATCTGCATATGCAGAAATGTTTGAAGAACGAACTGGAATAGAAATCAATCAGATTGTTATTTTGGTTGTAACTGAAGATGGAATTGTTCAAGAGTTTATCAAGACTAAACAAGACTACTTACCACTACTAGTAGAAGCGATTGACGATTTCACTACGCATTGGGAAAAAGAAAATGAAGTGGTTCATAATAGTAGTAATGACAACGCAGCTTAACTCTGGGAAACCAGAAACACCCTTGTGGATACCAGAATTACTTTTTGATAATCAAGAAGAGTGTATGACTTTTGCAAGGAATAACCAAATAAGAATTTTCAATAGAGCTGCAATTGCGTATGAACGAAAGGTTCTTCCCACCAAACTTAATTGTATAAATGAAGATATGATGAACCAGATATGGAAAAGAGAAAACGCAAATGAACAAGACATTTAGTGCATTGGTTTTATCACTTGTTATGGGAACAAGTGCGTATGCATCCACAATGAATTACAATTCACAAAAACCAGTGGCTTGTATGACAACCGATAAGATGAAAAGTCTAATTGGTGAAAAATATGGTGAAATGCCTTATATGCAAGGTGATGGTATTGCACCAGCAACGGATGGTCAACAATTTATTAAAACTACAGTAGTTGTTGCAATAAATCTAGAAACTAAAAGTTTTAGTATTGTAGAAATTATTAATCCAGACCTTGCGTGTATTGTTGCTAGTGGAAGTAAATTTCAATTCAATCAACCACCACAACAAAAAACCAAAGCGTCATGGGAGAAATAAATGTACGAGTATAAATGTAAAATAGTTAGAATAGTTGATGGAGACACAGTTGATGTTGATATTGATTTAGGATTTGGTGTTTGGTTACAAAAACAACGTATCCGAATGTATGGAATTGATACACCAGAATCAAGAACATCAGACCCAATTGAAAAAGTATATGGAAAAGCTGCAACTGCATTTCTAACTAAATGGACAAATGCTGGTGACCTTACTTTGAAAACATATAAAGATGGTAAAGGAAAGTATGGACGTATTCTTGGAGAACTTTGGTATGGTGGAGAACACAATATCAATCAACTCTTAGTAGACAATCATCACGCAGTACGTTATCATGGTCAATCTAAAGACGATATTGCAGAAGAACATCTTGCAAATAGAGAAAAATTAAACTTGACAATTGAAGAGTAATCTGGTATAAATAGAACATAGTTTGATGATACGAATCAAATGCTGT